GAATCGTATTCGGCCACGCCTCTATCATCTGACTCACAAGCTTGGAGCTGTGACATATCGGCCGGAACATAACGGGAATTAAAGAAACTCTCATAGTCTGGCGGAAGCTTAGGAAGGAACTCGGCCAAAGGACGATAAAAGACTTTCCACCGGATAAGTCAACGTCACCACCACCGCCGCCAATGCCTGAAAGTGCCTTTTCTAACGAGTCCATGCGAAAAGCAAAATAGTTAGTAAATGAGCTGTAATTGTCATCGAGAGTACGCTTTACAGAATCCAAACGACTGACCGTGTTATCAAGATGAGCCAGAGCCGAATAAGAGTTACCAATAAAGTGATTACTGATCGCGTTAGAAATATTTTTAAGATAGGTTTCTGAGTCACCGCCACCAGTGCCTCCACCTGAACCCGAATCACTTAATTTATTAAGGATGTTACCGAGGGTATTGGCAGACATTTGAGAAAATGCGGCAGTTTGTGCAGTGTTCTTTTCGATATAGTCCGATAAGTTGCGGATAGAATAGAGCTGTCCTGACATGGTTGACATTAAACTGGAATAGCCTTTGTTTATATCAAGGAGCTGAGAATTTTTAATTAGAAGCTCATCAAGGGTCATAACGCCCATGCCCTCAATGTGCGCAATATCTTTGAAAGCCTGAGCTTGTTGGATACCGCTAGTAGTATCTCTAGGCATACCACGAATAACATTCATGACTTTTGCAGGCATAGAAGAGGGCGCATTCGGATCCCAAGGTTTGTCTGGGTCAGCGCTTGGGTCACGGATAACGGTATTACCACCAAAGCGCAAGCCATCGCTTGGATCGATTTGGCCGTTAGACATCAAACAATGTTTGCCATTAGAAACGAATTCTCCATGACAAGTACCATTATTCACAAAGCAAACAGCAACGGTGGCCAAGTTATAACGACAAGTTCGGGCGCAGGTATAAGGCTTATCGCCAAGGATTTCACCTGACCAACTCACCGAACCGGAAGAGATACCGATTTGGCATTCAATCTCAGCGCTGGCCTTGGACGGAAGAAGTAACAGAAAAAGGGTAAGAAACAGTAATAGTGCAAGGTTCGTCAGTGTAAGAGTGCGCAGCATAGACCCCCCAAAGGAAAACGCCCCCGTTAGGAGGCGTTCACACCCGTATAAACTCCGTATATAAACGCTCCAGCCATGCCAAGGCCAAAGAGCACAGACAGGGTGGAGGTCAAGAGTTCAGCCATAGGGTAATTACTTCATTGCGCCAACAATCATACGCAGACCAAAGCCGAGCGCGGCCATAGCAATCAGGCCAACCACAACGAGAGTGTAGTTACCTTGACCAGACGACACACCCGCTTTGATTGCGTCCGAAATAGGATCGTCTGCAAAAGCGAAAGACGCAGGAAGTACGGTCGCTGCTACAACACCAAACTTTTTAGCCATGTTACGAAATTTCATAGGATTATCTCCAACTGATTTGAGGGTTTAGGGCTATGAGCGCCCCATTGTTTTTAAGATACGACCCAAGACATGACCGGACAGAAACGACAAAAGAAGATAGCCGCTTACGTGGTAGTAAATATCAGGGTCAATCGTTACCGAACCAAACGAGGTATTGCGTATTTCGTCCAGCTCGGAAGGAGTGAGAACCACGTAAGTGCAGTCAAAGCCTTGAGGCGCAAGCATCAAATAACCGTTGTAAGCAATTACGCAATTACTCATTTTTACGCACTCACTTTGCCAAGTGAGGCTTCAAAATGCTTTTTGACTTCAGGGTCAACGGGCACCATATCCACAACAATCGAACCGGCTAACGGGTCAAGGGGATTGAGCGCTACTTCGACGTCATACTCACGGCGACCCACAAAAGCCCCTGACTTTTCGAGCTTTTCCGCATACTTGCGGTCAATGTGTAAATACTGGTCGTACTGTGGATTCACTTCACCACATTCACCCAGAGTACGGCGTTTGTACTTTTCGGCGTTCACTTCACGAAGTGGACGAGAGAGGTTAAGGATTGCATGATCACCTTGCATTTGATTCCAAACGAAGTTGATACCCAGAACAAAGACGCGAGAACGTGCCATAGTTTTTTACTCCAAAGCGTTGACTAGTTTTTGGTGCATGGACGGGAACGCGAAGACCGTCCCGTCACGTGCCAGTGATGACACGACTTTTTCAAAGTCATTGTCGTAATAATTCAAAAGGGAATTCACAAGGCGGCCATACTGGCGTTTAGCCCAGTACGTTGCCGAAAGTAGGTCACAAGCAGCGCGCTTTTTGCCTTTGGTTTTCGTTACCATCGGCGTGACTTCTTCACTGATTAACGAGGCCGCATAAGGATTAATCCCAACAAAAGCGGCTAGGGGATTGAGTAGGACGTCAACGTCCTACTTTTTGAGCTCGACTTCTGACCGATACCAATGGAAATCCTCAGACTGGATGTTTTGCTCAAGTTTCTTGTTGTAGACACGCCAATAAACGCGAGACTGACGAGAGCCGAAATTACGTTCTTCACGGGTAAAAACTTTATTACCGTCAGCGTCATACGAATATTCATCGCAGATTTTGACTTTAGGACTGAAACCACGGGAACGCTTAAACCCACCTGCGATGCAAGCACGTTCGGCCGCTTCGCAAGTGTGCAAGTTGTCGTAGTCATCAAAGGCCAAATCCACACGAGTGAGATACTGAACACCCAACACCACACGCAACCAGTGATGGACAAAAGCACAAGAGCGGTTAGCGAAAAGATGTTTGCAGCCATGGCCGTTAATCTGGAAATGGATCGTGTCGTTATTACCGCCAAACCCAACTTGACCGCAGAAATCATCACCATAAGCACTAGTGAGAATGAAAGAGTCTTCATAGAACTGAAAGCCTTTGCCACGAATCGCACCATAGTTGAAACCAAGAACGTACTGGATGAAACGGCGAACCGTTTCTTGTAAGTAGTCCATGTACATAGCGCGGTAATACTTGTTGTAAGCTTCAATATCGTCAAAGGACTTCGCCACAAAACTGTCGAATTTAGGCTCCGTTGGGAAGAAGAACCCCGAATAAGGCGACTCTTTTTTACAGTGTCTAAAGTCTTTCAATGAGACAGTGAAACACAGGTAATCAATGATCACGGGCGATTGCTCGTAATCATCAATGAAGGTGTATTCAGCCGGAGTATGGTTAATCCATTCCATAGCCAAGCCCGTAGCTTTGCGGTCGCTACGGTATTTGTAAGATTGATTCGACAAGTGATGAGGTTTGGTCGATTCAAACGGTTTTTTAGGAGAGATGCAGTATTGGTTGATGATGCCAGAGCCACACTCTGGACAGCAGCATTCAAGATGCGTGTCGTAAGAACTGCCACAGTCTAAGCAAGCGTAAACTTTCATAACTGCATTCCCATCAAGACCAAACGTTCAGCCAGAGTTGTTTCGGTAATATCAATCAATTCGTACGTATTACTAGGTCTGATTATGGAACGTGTCTATTACGACTTACTCCCTGATGGTTCAGTTTCTGTCTATCTCTTCGGAGCTTGGGACACGTTCCGCACTTACCGTGCTTTGGTTTCTTATCTTCAATCTGAGTGTAATACGATAAATCTCGTATCAGTTAATCTGATAGATGCGTACAAAAGCCACATGAATTTTGTCCAATATAAGCAAGTGGCTCACCAATTAGGTTTAAGTCCTCAAATGTTGGCAGACATTAGAAACGGACGAGCACATTTAAAAGAAAATCTGGCACTTATCATTGCTGACGAGATTGGCGAAGATAAAGAAAAGGTACTAATTGGACTTGCAGCCGACAGAGCGAAATCACCAGAAGAGCAAGCCATTTGGCAACAGATAGCAAAAAAGTATAAAGGGCTAGGTTTACAAGGATTATCAATGGCTTATGTGGGGATTGCACTTTACCACGCCCCTATTTCTCAGTGCGTATTAGGTATTTATGGTAAATGCAGTTATGTTTAATGCCGGATTAAGAATAGGGAGCGGATTGGGGTTTGCGACTTGCTTCCACGCTTTAATTTAACATAAGATACATAATGCGCAGTTACATCACAATCATCATAACGTGACGTTGCAACCTTATCAGTTGATTATGCTGGTGTTTCAATGTGGTATTTACTAGGTGTAATTTAATTACACATGAATCATTTTTCCATAAGAAACCCGAAAGCAGGCAGCGCAATATTCTTTTGTAACCTTTTGTTTTAATGATTAAAAGTCACAAATGAACGAGAAGTGACGTATTTTTAGCTGGTTGTGTATGAAAAAATTGGCTACGATTATTACCACCGTTAAAGCGGATAAAAAATCCGCCTTCTTAGAAGGCGGTTTTAATATAAGCCCCCTA